TCGCGTCGAGTTTCCCGCCTGGGCCGCGTGTGTGGCCACGAGCCGCACGGTCCTGCATGTCGGCCGTGTTTGGCTCGCGGATCGCGTCGGCGTCGTAGAAATATTTCTGGGACTTCGTGAGCAGGAACAGGTACTCGTGCGAGCGCGTCGGCCGGTCGGTCACGCTCTCGGGCATGCACGACGGCTTCGACCAGATGATGTCGCTCCGCAGATACCAACCGTCATCTTGGAGCGCGAAGGCCACGCGCCACGGGATGCCGATCAGGTCTTTGGACTTGAGGCCGGTGGCAAGGCGTCGACGCCCGATCCCGGTCGTCCCGTGCAACGCCGTGACGTGCTTGCCACCAGAATAGCCGCCCCACTTGGCGTCGTTCGCGTAGTTGTCGCCCAGGTTCAACCACACCGTGCCGTCGTCGCGAAGCACCCGGCGCAGTTCCCTGAACACCGTCACCAGTGACTCGACGTAGGTATCCGGCGTCGGCTCTTGGCCGATCTGCTGCGCGTGCCCCTCGTAGTTGCGGAGCCCGAAATACGGTGGGCTGGTGACCACGCAGGCCACCACCCCATCGCGCAAGGGCAATGTCCGGGCGTCCCCCTGGACCAGCACTACGCGTCTGCTTCCTTGGCTTCCTTGATGTGCGGCTTGACGGAGCGGCCCTCGGCCTTCATGCGGTCGGACAGTTCCGACAAGTCGGCGACGTTGGCGCAGTGCACCGACAGCCAGCAGTCCACGGGGTTCCCGGTCGCGGTCAGCTTCGCGGCTTTGATCTCGTGGCGGAGTTGCGCCACCGTCAGGTCTTCCGCTTCGGCACGCTCCAGCCAGTTGGTCTGTTCCTGTGGCAGCAGCGGGGCCACCGCTTGATGGAACCCGAACTCCAACCCTGGACGACGGCGGTCGGCCGTCACGGCCTTCGCGACGTAGGCGGCATTCGCGAGGGTGCCGTACTTCATCTCGGTGGCGTCTATCGCCTGCGCGTAGGTTTCACCATACCGGGACTCGCCGAAGGCCAAGAGGTCGCCAACCCAGAAGGGCGAATACTTCTCGACACGCTGACACCATTGGAGCGCGGCTTCCCACTGGTCGAACGTCGGCGAGCCCGCCGCCAGTACGCCGGTCTTGGTCAGGACGAACTGGCCATGCGTGGCGACCACGCCATCAGGATCAAGCTCCTGCACTTGCAGCATCAGGTCGTTGAGGTCTTCGGCGGCGGTATCAACAGCTACGTCAGCGGTAGTGTCCATGGCGTCGTCTCCTGTGTGTCATCTGGAGTATAATCCGAACTGTCAGGTTTTGCAACATCCCCGTGGGTGATCTCCCACCACGCGCGCTGCCCGTGCGTCGGGCACCGGAAGATCAGCGGCACCTGTCGCACGAGCTTGACCGGCTTGCGGCACGCCGCGCAGAGTTTACGGGTTGTCGTCACCGGGCCTCCAGCGCCGACGGCGGGCCAGTTCCTCTGGTGACTCGTCCACCGCGTTGGCCTCCATCTCTTGGGCAAACGGCACCTGACGTGCGGCGTCAATCACTGCCCGCCATTCCTCCTCGGTGAGGAACCGGTGGAACTTCAGCGTCAGCGTGTGCGCGTTCCAGGTCACCACACGCGCTCACCCTTGATCGGCCCGAGAAAGCCGCGCACCGGATCGCGGAACACGATGCGCAGGCGATTCTCGGTCACGTCACGATGACAGGCCTTACACAGCCGTCCACACACCAAGAGGTTGAAGCGTTCCTCGGGCGGCTTCCCCACTGTGGCCGAGCGAGGTGGTTCCTCGTGCATCTCGTCCCCGAAGCCCGAGCACTCGCGCCGTCGAGCCCCGCCGCACAACTGGCAGAGGGGGCGCGTTTTCCAGATGTACTCGTGGACCGCCGTCTTGACCGCCGCCTCCAGCGCCAGTGCCCGCGCGTCCGCCTCGTCCCGCGACTCACCGATGCCGATGGGCGCGTGTTGCTTGTAGCTCAAGAGCGCCTGTTGAGCCGCTGTGCGCTGCCGCTTACGTAACATGGAACCCCCTGGGATGGCACGCCCCGTGAAACACGTCGAACCCCAGGAGAGTGCCATGACGCAAGGACAGAATCCGCCTCGGCAGGGGAATACGCCCCACGATGTGACCGACACGACGAATCCGCGCACGGGTGGCGAGAATCCCCATCCGCCGGACCCGTCGCATATCCCGCAGGGCAGCAAGAACCCCGACGTGCGAGACGCGGGCGACCGGGCCGACAAGCCCAACCCGAACCGCTAGTCGGATCAGGGCGGGCGCGGTCAGGGCTGCGCCCGCCCGCCACTCGGGGCAATCGGAAACGACTCCAACGCCTCCTGCGGCACAAAGTAGGCCGGGGCTCGCCCGGCCGGTCGCGCCAGAAATTCCTCACGCACCCCGTCGCGTCCGACAATCCAGCCCGCCAACAGGTAGTGCAGCACGTCGCACTGGATCACCAGCACCCACGGCGCGTGGATGGTGGACAGCTTCGTCTCTTCAGGACGAATGAGCAGCCGCCCACCCAGGTGCTTCGTCATCCGCACCTGCTCGACACCCAGGTCCATGTCATCGTGCCAGCCGGTGCCTGCGCCGAACCAGTAGCGGTTCAACCCCTTCGCCGCCGCCATCTCCCCGAGACAGCCGCGCACGTGCAGGTTGAACTGGTCCATGTCGGTGTTGCCGTATTTGCCGGGGTCGGCATTGGCCTCGCGCCCGGCCTCGTTGCGTTGGACGGCCACGAACCGGGCGATTTCGTATTCGCGCTGCGTCAGCTTCACTGTGATCGGCTTCGGCTTCATGACTCTACCCAGTGCGTGCGACGGCAGAACTCCGCCAGCAGCAGCGCATCGGCAATCGCGTGCGTGATTTTGGTGAGTGGAAATAATTGCTGGGCGCGGGCCTTGGAGACGTTCTTGTCGCCGCCCGTCAAACACTCCAGCTTCCGCTGCCACTTGAACGGCGTGACCTCATCGAACGGCACCACCGCCGCCGCGAGCGCCATCCGCACCCGGCCGTATTGCTGGCCGAACGAGAACGCCGAGCGCACGCCCATCTGCGGCGAACTGTGAACTTTTTCGAGCATGCCCCAGCGCGGCAAGATCGGCGCTTCGCGGAAGCACCACCCGAGCGCGTCCAGAACATCGCGGTCGGTCTCCGGCATGCGCACCGCGAGATGTACCGCCGCCAGTTCATCAATGATGGCAATCCCGCCGTCCGCGCCCACGTCCACGCCCACGAACAGCATCCTCATGCGGTCGTCGTCGTCGCCATCGTCGTCGCCTCCGGAGGTCTTACAGTGGCTTCACGTCGATGGCTCTCGGTCCCTTGGGGCCATCGCTCGGCGTGAACTCGACCGGTTGGTCGATCTCCAGATCGTCCCAGGACACGTCGCCGCTACGCTCGACGGCGCTCCGATGGAAAAAGTGGTCCTCGCCCGTGGCGGTATGGGTGATGAACCCGTAGCCCTCGGCGCGCTTGATCGACTTGATTGTGCCCTTGAGTTGTTTCGTGGATGTCGCCATCGTCGTCGCCTCCTCGCGGTCGTCGCGTGCCGCGCATCTTACTATGGACCCGCTGGGGCTCCACTGCGCGGACGCCCACAGGTGGGACACGCGCCTTCACAGCCACAGAGCGGGATTTTGCGTTTCGGCGGACGCCCAATTTGCAGGAGCGTCGGCTTCAGTTCGTCCACCAGCGACTGCACGCGCAATTTGTCCGCCGGGTAGCGGGGCGCGGCCTGCATCGTCACCGTCCAGGTGCGGTACTGCTCCGCCTCGACGCCGCGTGCCCAGGCCTTGCCGCCGTAGATGGCCGTCTGGAAGCGCGTCCGCAGCGGCTGGAGCGTCGAGCCGACATACAGCACAGTCTCCTCATCCCGGACGATGTAGACGCCACCGGACGGAAACCACGCCTTCCGGTCCAGTACATCCCCAATCGACACCCGGTCGGACTCGCCGTCGAACGGGACGGGGATGGTCCGGGCTCGCTGGTCGGTGCAGAGCCACTCCTCCTGGTCCCAGACGCTGACCATTTTCACGACGGAGTGAACTTTCCCGCCGTCAGGCGAAAGAACCCGCTTTTAAGGCGAAACGAACCGCCACACAAATCCCAGAAATACCGCTTGCTTTCGCCTGAAAGCGAACATCCGATTTTCGCCATCTATTCCCCTTTTCGCCGTTTGTTCTCTGAAATTCCCTCTTTATTGTACTTTCCTACCCTCTCTAGAGGGAAGAAAGTAATGAATAGTAAGTAAGACCTCATTTCCCAAAAGTCCTTATACGAGGGATTTATTCAAAAAAACTCTTGAAATGCCACCCCTGCCGACTTTTCATCACTTTACCGGTCGTACTGGAGGGTGGTCGACACCAGTTCCAAGCCCCGGAAGTCACTGCCATGCCGTTCGAACGGGCGTCCCGCCATCGCCGTCGCGAACGCCTTGAGGGACATGCGGTCTCGGTCGGCCATCCCCGCCTGCACCGTCCACTCGCGGTAGGCCGCGTACAATTTTGTCAACGAGACCGTGCTGGCCTGCGTCCCCGCGTCCACCAGCACCCGCGCGTCGAAGAACTCGACCAGCGCATCCTCGCCCTGCTGGTAGGCGTCGGTCGCGTCCTGCACGACCTGGGGTGCGGCCAACCCTCTGGCTTGCCACTCCAGGCAGCCCTGGACCGCCCAGGCGAGGATCCCCGGCGCTTCTGACCGGATGGTGTCGCGCAGGGAGCGATCATCCGCAGAGCCCGCGAACGTCCGCAGGAACGGCACCATGCGGACCCTCCGCCAGAAGCCGAACGAGTCATCGGCCACCTTCGGGCGGTGGTTGACGCTGAGCCAGATTTTGCCGACCGGCCGGATCGTGAACGAGCGGCCGTACTTGTGCTCGGCGCGCAGGGTTTCACCACCCGTGAGGTGCTTGAGGATGTGCTCGTTCATGCGGGCGTTCGCCCGGACCTCGGCCGCGAACACGAGCCGCTTGCCCCGGAAGTCCGCGTTTTGGAACGCGTTGGTCTCCGTCGAGAAGCCCGCGAACATCCGCATGTCCGCCCGGTGCCCGTAGGTGCCGAAGATGGTTTCGAGCGCGTCGATGAAGATCGACTTGCCGTTGGACCCGCTGCCGTAGGCGACGAAGAAGCACTGCTCGCGCATGTCGGCCGTCAGGGAATAGCCGATGGCCCGCCAGAGCCAGTCGATCAACTCGGCGTTGCAGTCGAAGACCTCGCCCAGGAACTGCATCCACCTCGGGCACTCCGCGTGGCTGTAGGGCGTCCCGGTCTGGAGCGTGATGTAGTCCTCGCGGGTGCCGTCCCGGAGATGCCCGGTCGTCAGGTCCACGATCCCGTTCGGGCACCCCAGGAGCATGCCGTGCTGGTCCCACTGATCGCCCGAAATGGCAATCGGCTTGAGCGCGGCCGACTGCTGGAGCATCGCCACGAGCGGCCCGCGCTTCTCCCGGCCCATCGCGAAGTCCAGATATTTCTTGCGCTCCAGGAACGACGGCACCAGGAGCGCGTCCCGCTGGAGCTTGCGCACGTGCTCGTAGGCCACCCGTGACGCGCCGTCGTCCAGGTCCGGTTTCCAGAAGTGCCCGTCCCAGAGGAGCCACTGCTCGCGTTGGTGGTCGTAGCGCAGGTAGTCGCCGTAGCGGTCGCGCAGGGACTCCGCAACGCCCAGGTCGGTCAGATGGTAGGTCGTGACGTCCAGCACGTCTGGCGGGGCGGCGGG